AAATCACATTGCTGTTAAATCACATTGCTGTTAAATCACATTGCTGTTAAATCACATTGCTGTTAAATCACATTGCTGTTCATAAACCCAATCTGAGGGATTTAATATTAATTTAATATAATCATCCAGATAATTTATAATAATCCGTTCTCGTCCATCCTCGTTGAATTATGGGCAATATATTTATTATTATATTATATCGAAATTATATTAAAATATTTATAAATTTAATATTATTTTAATAATAACTCAATATAATCACGTGCGCGTGCACGCGTTATAATAATGTTAGCAAATAATTTAATCCCAAAATATTTAAAATATTTATAAATTTAATAAAACTTTAATAATAAACTCGCTATAATATAATTATAAATAATCAGAAAGAAATTTATAATTATTTACAGTGAGTTATTAAATTTATTAAATCACGAGAATTTAATAAAACTTTAACAGTAAACTCGCTATAATATAATTATAAATAATCAGAAAGAAATTTATAAAACAAACTAAATGGAGACAAGATGTCAGAATTTTTATATGCCGATGAGGTGATAACAGTTACAGCTATTAATACACTTATTGAAGAGGATAATGTACTACTAGTAAGAGATATTGAAGATGAGCAATTTTATTTATTAATAGGGGATTGTGATTTAGAAGAGATGATGATGGAAATTAAAATGGCATTTACAGAGCCAGAGCTAAGAGAACATGAATATTTCAACAAAATAGTAGATAAATATTCAATGGATGTTAACCCTAAATATAATTTAAAACGCTAATAATAGACTTGAGCCGTTAATAAACGGTTCTTGTGTATTATTAATACAAAACAAACTAAATTGGAGACAAGATGGAAACTAAATTAAGTACAGTAGTATCACAAATGATTGTTGATGCTAAAATAGCAAAAACTAAAGTTGAGGATGTAGAGAAAATCATCATCACAGCTATGAATGAGGTAGCTAATGAGTATGAAGCTAAGATTAAAGAGCTAGAAGCTAAGGTGATAGAATTATCTAAACCTAAGAAGACTTCAAGTAGAACAACTCATAAACCATTGTTAGATAACGAAGGTAATGTGATGGCTTTTTGGTGTAGATTCCACGGACAATATGAACCAGTAGAGCTAATGGTATTAACTAAGGATGGGAAGTCTAAAGGTTATTGTAGAGCTAGTTATTCGACTTGGAACAAAGCTCAATCACAAGTTAAAAAGCTAAATGCGGAGGCAGCTAGTATTATGTTGGATGATATTGAAGCAGCTCAAGAGTTGGCATTAAAGGCTAGAGATATAAAAAACAGAATTGATAACCTAGATATATTCGATTTCAAAAACGACTGGCTAAACTATGGTGGTAAGAAACCTGATTCATTTGCTATCGTTGATACATTTGATAATATTGATAGTTTTGAGAATGTATTTGAATGGTATATAAATATCGAATCACTTTAATTAAATTAATTTGTGGGCTATATTATAACTAGTATTAGCCTACTGATTAAATCTAATTGAAAGGAAAGCAATGTATAGAATTAATTATAAGCGTAAGAAACCTATTATTAACCTAATAAGAATCTACTGTGCTAGAGTTGGTATCAGAGTTATAATCAAAGCTAAGAATACTATTAAAGAACTAGTTAAAAAGCTTAAAGCTATTATAGAAATTTATGTTTCTGTTAAGCCAGAGTTCAAACTAGTGATTAAAGTACCTAAGATTAAGCTTAGAATTGAAGTACCTAGTATAACTAGTATAATTGACACCTATAGATTGATAATTTGATAATATTAAACAATGAATTACAATGTTACCAATGGTAACCTAATTACATTAATTACAATAATTACCGTTGGTAGGTATATTGAATTTTATATTATCAAATATAAACAAAGTTGTAATTAGAGTAATTTTTGTAATTATGGTAATTTAATGGAAAATAACGTTACATTAGGTAACAATATAACCATAATTATGGATTTTAAATAATTATTTAGTTTATTTAAAATTATTTAAATATTCATAATTATTGTAATTGCATAATTATTGTAATTGAACGATATATATTGAAATTAATCAAAATTATCGGTCATTTGTAATTAGTTACCAACATTGTTAAATTTTTTTCAAAAGCGGTGGTTGCCGAAGCAGGGCGCGGGTATTTTGGCCCTTTTACGACCAGAGCAAATATTAGAATTATTGATTAAATTATTATTGAATTCTTAAAAGTTCGTAATTAAAATAATTAGTAATTCTTATAATTAACAAAGGATAACAGAATGATTTATAATAATAGATTATTAGTTTACATGACAGATTATGTTAAATGTAAAAACAAACTTGGGAAAGCTCTTCTTCATTCATTTATATTAGCTACATTAGCTATGGAATTAAATATGTCTGCATGTAAATTCAATGGATATGAAATGAATATTAACAATGGTTATATTTCAATTTATAAAGATGGTTCTTTCGTAGATAAATATAAAGTTCTACAAGAATTAAACAGCTATGAATAAGCGTATTATCAGATTCATATTAGCTACAAAGGGTAAGCACTTTACCTCAAGACAGATATTTTATTTTTTAACAGGAGAAACAACAAATGCCAGAATTTCAAACTAATGCAACAGGTAAACTATTAGAACTATTATCGAATACTAAAAAGTATTTCAAACCAACTTCAAACTTGGACACTCTTCAAACTAAAGAGGAGTTAGAAATTTCTTTGACTAAATCACTAGAGTCTATCGATGATACTTACAGAGCTTATTTAGTTTCAAAAGCTAGACTAGAAGCTATTACAATGTATGTTCCAAGAGATGATAACTTCCCTGACGGTGCTAAGATTCCATTGCTTGATGTAAACAGAATCAATAAGGGTACTCTATTAGCTCTCAAAGCTGAATTCGGTGAGCTGTAATGGGCAGAGGTGCTGATAAAACACTTACAATTATTTATTACGTCGGTTTTATGACCGGCGGAATCGATATTGAGTTCGATAGAGGTACTAAATTTGGTACAGGTCCAGTACCTAAAATTGGGAATTTACTAAATAATAAGAAACTTAAATTAGGTTTTAATTATAAAGATTCTGGTAACAACCCGAGAACAGTTAAGGTAGTCAGTAGAAGTCAGTATTATAGGTTATATAACACAATTAAGAAATTGTATAAGCTTGATACTAAGATGAATTTAAATGAATGGAGTGATTTAATATGCAAGATAGTGTAGAGTTTTTAGAATTTTGTAGGAAATTACATAATTTCCCTAGAAAAAATCTATTATATTACCAGTTTCTTATTGAGAATAAAGATTTGATTCTTGAGGCAAAAGCTGGTAAGACACAGATGGAACTTAGTGAATTGACTGGTATTAGTCAAGCTAAATTATCAACTGTTTTATCTTTATTGGAGGCTATGTAATGGTTGAATCATTAGCTCCTTTTATAGATGCTGGTTGGTATACGGTACCTTTTACTTCAGCTAAAATCACTAGAGTAAAAGGTAAGAAAAATTTCAAGATACTTACTAATTGGAAAGACTTGAAACAACCTAATGAAATGAGTACTCCCGTTGGAGCGGCTTTGGTTGGTAAAGATGCTAATCTAATAGTTATAGATTGTGATACGTCTGAAACAACAGATTTGATTGAACAACTTAATCCATACGATGATAATATTGCTTGGAGTGTTGGTAAGATTGATAAAGATGGTAATCCTATCAGAGGAGCTAGTTTCTTCTTTAGTTGGACTGACGGTATTCCTGATACATTTAACAATGGTAGAATGGGTATGGAACTGTTTTCAAGCGGTCAGAACAGAATGGTGTTTTTACCTACTGCTGGCAACGAGAGTAAAATGGCTTGGGATAAGGTACCTGAATTGAAACCTGTACCTGATACGATTCTCAATCTAATGAAGATTTGGAAAATAGCTTCCGAAGCAGAGATTACTAGTAATACTATAGCTGATGCAACTATGTCATTTGATAAGAACAAATCTACAGTATTCAAATTGTTTCCGTTGGTAGAATTGGCTCTTAAAACTCCTGATGTTTTGAATAAGGGTTTATTTACTATTCTTACACCTAAGAGTTATAGAAACAATTTATATAAGAAGAAAACTTATTTGGAACCGAATGACATACCTGAAGGTTCTGGTTCAGATTATTTGATGAAAGTTAGTGCAATACTAGGTTCTGATATTTCTATTAATGAAGATTTTTATAGACGTACTATGAATTATATTATTAACTTCTTTGACCATGCTAGAAGATTGAAACATCTAAAATCTGCTCCTAGTGAGATTATGAATCCTATGATTATAGGCTCTAGTTCTATAAATGGTGAACCTATATGGAGATATGATGAGAATTGGAGAAGTCATTCATTGACTGTAGTGAGTAAACTAGGTTATACAGTTGAGTTCTTTTATGACCCTGAGAGACACCTGATATTTGAAATTAACCATACAAAAGGTTCTATTAAACGTTATGAACAAGCTAGTAAGGTTGCACCAAATATAGCAGCAAGTGTAAGAGAGCGGTTTCCGACAACAGGTCCAAAGTTATTAGAGATTCTTCCTAATTTTGAATCTGTACTTAGACCTAATGAGCCATTCGGTTTAATTAATCAAACTGATTATAATGTGTTTCACCCGACTAGATTTTTAGAGATTATAAACAATCCTATTACACATAAGGATAATTATGTGAAACCTGAACTATTTATTGAATATATGGAAAGCTTAGTTCCTAACGAAGAAGATAGAGAATATTTATTACGTCATTTGAGAACCAAATTGACTACGTTTCAACATTCTCCTGTTATTTACTATTTCGTTGGTGCAAGTGGCTCCGGTAAATCACTATTTGTTCGGATTCTTAGAGATATTATGAGCGATAAATATATTTCTATGGAGATGGGTGCAGAGCATATAGTTGGTCAGTTTAACAAGTGGTTAGATGGTATATATTTTGCTCATTTAGATGAACTTTATAACTCATTAGATAGTAAAGATATTAATAAAGCTAATGGTAACCTTAAGAGATATACAGGTTCTAATAGATGTCAGATTAGAGGTATGAATAGTAATCATTATGATACTGATATGAATGCTACATTTATTTTGACTCAAAATGGTAGTTCTATGAATTTTGATAGGGATGATAGACGTTATTTTTATATAGATACGCCTACTAAACTACCTACTCATATAGCATCTGTTATGTTTGATGATTATAAAAGAGGTTTAATCCTAGCTGATGTTATGTATTGGCTTGCAACTGAATTCAGTAACCTAGATGGAATAGAATATACTACTGCACCATTTACTGAGAGCAAGAAAGAATTAATTCTTAATAAATTGCCTTTAGTTGATAGAATGGCAATCTTTATTGAAGACCAAATGTATGATAGTTTATATGAATTAGCTTTAGGTGTTAATATGCAAGATGAGCTAATGGCAGGACAACCATCTAGTAGGGTTTTGACCTCTGTTATTTGTGATATATATGATGCTTATAATCCATCTGCTGATAATTCTAAAACTGAACAAAGAGTCAAAACTAAGTTTAAGAAGATGTTAACCAATCAACCTAGGCATCCGTATACTACTATTAATGGAGAGAATAAACATTATATTAGAATGTTAGATTTTGATAACTTTATTATTCCGTTAGAAGATGATTATGAATAAGATTAAATTTCATATTAATTCTATGCCTAATTTATCCGAAAAGTTCAAAGGGTTATTACTTGAACTTTATTATAAAGGTGTAGAAGATGGTAAAAAAGATATTGTTGAGCAGGTTAGAAACCTACAACAAGAAAACACTAGTTTAAAACTAGAAATTATAGAATTGGAGATGAAATGTTAAAATTTTTAGATGAATTGTTTTTCGGTAAACAACCAGAAGTTGGAGTAAGTAAACCCACTATTAAAGAAATAGATAAGGTGTTTGCAAAACTTACAGATTTCAAGAAACGAGAGTTTACAGGTTATGTTAAAAGTGGTTTAATTACTGTTACAGATGATAGTATAATCTTTGATAATGAATTTATTATCGATTATGTATTTGTAAGTGTTGATGGTAGTTATGATTTACAAGAAGCTTATTTGCGCAAAATAATTGCTAAAGAATTTAATTTACGAATTTTATTTTCGTACGGAGGGTAATCATGGAATTCATTAAACAAAATAAAGGTAAGATGTTATCTAAAGTAGCTAGTTCTAAATTAATTGAATCTGGTTGGGCATTATCAACTAAATATGATGGTAACTATGTTCAAATTCATTTTGACCCATATAATCCTGATAATAGTGTGGTATTCACTAGCTCTGGTAAACCTATGAGATTTAGTAATCTACAGTTTTTACTAGAATCATATCTAGGTTATATAAAAGAACCAACTATTATTGAGGCTGAGTATATATACGATTGTGAGGGTAAACTAGGTGATAGAACAAAATCAGCTAGACTTACTACATATAGAACTAATTCAGCTAAAGGTTTAAGTAATGATTTAACCGATAAAGATATATTTATGGTATTCGATGTTATAAAACTAGATGATACTAAATTTAGTGATAGATTGAAATTATTAAATAGTTTTAAGTCTAATAACAATTTGAAAACTATAGATTTTTCATTCGAATATTCTATAAATGAGGCCTTAGATATTGCATTAGCTAAAAACTTAGAAGGTTATGAGGGTTTAATGCTAAAGCAGATGAACCATATTTATAAACCTGGTAAACGAACTAATGATGTTATCAAGATTAAAGAGTTAAGAAGAATTGATTTGAAATGTTATGATATAGTACCAGGTAGAGGTAAATATTCTGGAATGATTGGTGGATTGCATTTAATTAATGAACGTACAGGTATGACTTGTCAAGTAGGTTCAGGGCTTAATGATTCTATGAGAAGTAAAGATAGTAGTTATTTCTTAGGTAAAACTATTCAAATAAAATATGAACAAATTTTAGATACTTATGTTCAACCTGTTTTTATAAAGGTTGTATAATGAAAATTATACTAAATCTACTGCTTTTATTAGCAGTATTATATATAATGATATTTATGCCTATTTGTTTCTTTATAATTTTGTTTTCGATTATTATCTATGAACTATTTAATTATAAAGATTCATTCGAAGAATGGTTAGAAGAGGAGAATTTATAATGGCTGAGAAATTTGCTTCAGAGAAAAGAGTTATATTAACTAGTGATATTAATTTATTTAACTACGATGTTTATAAAGTCGTAAAAGAGACTGATAACACATTAGCTATCAGAAAAGATATTAAGAAAGAGGAGAAGAATAATGAGTAATGCAGAATATTTTCAAATCGGGATTTTAATAGTGTGTTTTATCACATTAGTTTTTTCAGCTATTAGAGTGTTAAAGGATGACGAATGGAATTAGGTGAAGAGTTAAGAGATTATGAACAAGAGATTAAATTTAAACTAGGTTATGCTGGTTCTGGTAAATCTACACACCTAGCTAGTAAACTAGCTGATGATAGTAATTACATGGTTCTGACTCCTACCCATAAAGCGAAGGAAGTATTGAATAATAAAGGTATGATTAATGTATTTACTATTTATTCGGTATTAAAACTTGTACCTAATATAGATGATAATTTCAGAGGTAAGATGAGAACTAAATTATTGAGAATTGGTGAACTTGATATGAGCACTGTTAAGAAGATTTATATTGATGAATTCAGTATGATACCTAAACATGTTTTTGATATTCTCTTAGAAATATTACCTGCTACAGCAGAAGTAATTGTTTATGGTGACCCTTATCAATTGCCACCAGTTAATGGTGAAGCTATTAATCCTGAAGATTATATTTATACTGATTCAGGAATAGAGTTATTCACTAATCAATATAGAAGTAAAGCTCCTAATGTAGTGGAGACTTTTATGCGATATGTACATTACCTAAAAGATTCTTCATGTAATGATTTAAAACTCTATACTAATAGAGGTAGTGATTTGGTTAGGATGGGTAATAATTGGGTATCTGAATTCAATCCTGATACAGATAAAATCCTGGCTTATACTAATAAAAAAGTATCAGAACTAAATATTATTGTTAGTGAACACCTAGGTTTACCGCTAGACACTTTTAACCTTGATGAAGAGCTTCAACTAGGTTCTACTTACTGTAAATTTGATAGTATTGGGCATACAGATTTTAATGATAACCTGTTTCCATCTTTATTAAAAGGTAGTAATTTAGTTGAAGATTTCGAGAAGAAGTTAAAACAGGTTAATACTAATATAGAGAAATTTAGAACTGATTTATCTATGTATAAAAAATGTGTAATTAATTTCAATGATGAATTTTATAATATTTATTACGACGACAATTATCATGAGACGGATAAAAATCTTAAATTAGATGTAGAGTTCATTCAAAATAAATTAATCAATCATCATAACCTAGATAAGTCAATAAAATTAGCTAAATGGTGTAAGGAGAATAGAAATGAGAAATTTGTATCTGATAGAGGTAGAGCTTGGGGTAAGTACCTAGGTTTTAAAAATCATGTTTTTAGATTAGATAGAAAATTTGCTAGTACTGTGCATAAAGTTCAAGGTTCAGAATTTAGTAATGTATTTCTAGCTCATGATGATATAAAAACTAGTGTTAGAAATGGTAACTATACTCAATTTGCTACTCTTATGTATGTAGCATTATCGAGAGCTATAGATAGACTAATAATTATAAATTAAAAGAAAATTATTTAAATTTAATCTTCTTTTAATAAAAGATACGATATAATTATAAATAAATTAAACAAAGGATTCTTAAATGAATGAAACAAATAAAACATTGCTTTTAACAGCTCTTATTGCCGCAGCTGGTGAGGTTATCAAATCTCCTAAACAACTTGAAAAACTTGAAGAGGCTTTTAAACCTGTAATTGATGATTTTAAACCTACTAGAACTAATTCTAAGAGACTAAATATTGAAGATTTCACTAGAAAAGATGAAAATGGTGACATTGTAGAAGTTTTATGTTCTACTTCAAATGTATGGCTTCCTGCTACATTAGAATTCTTTTATGCTGATAAAAGTGATAGAGGGGCAAATACTATTGTTCTTAAAGATGGTACTCAAATCAGAAGACTTTCTCGTCAAGCTGAAAAGATTTCTAAGCTTCATGCTAAACAGAAAAGAGCATCAATTGCTTCAATTATGTCTGATATGTCTGAACTTGATGTTACTGATACCGAAGCAGTTAAATCATTACAAGAAGAGTTAAAAGCTATTCAAGCTAGTAAACCTGATTTCTCTTCAGTTACAGCAACTAAAACTGTTTAATTAAGTCCGCTGTAGAGCGGGATATAAATACTTAACAAACAAATAATAAATAAAGGCAAATTATGATTTACAAAACTCCAATACTAGCTTTAGCTTGGGTAAATATTACAAACCCTGGTAAACTAAAAATGAACAAAGACCCTAAGTCTACAAACCCTGATGATTACTTTTATACTGCTTCAGTTATCTTTGAAAATGAAGAATCTATGCTTAAACAAAAAGCTATTTTCGATAAATTTTGGAGAGAGAATAAATCTGAAAAACTTACCAAACAAAGATATAATATGTTTAAACCAGAAATGGTAAAAGTATTAGATGCTAATGGTAAAGAGCAAAAAGATGAAGATGGTGAGATTATTAGAGAGCACTCAGGTCGATATATTCTTCAAGCAAAAACAGGAACAACTTGGCCAGATGGAACTCCTAATAAAGTAAAGGTACTAAGAGCAAATGGTAGAGAGTTACCAAATTTTAGTAAACTTATAGGCGAAGGCTCAATAGGTGTTATTCATGGTAAACTAGCTATTAATGAATATCCAGGGAATGAAGGTTTATTATTTTATCTTCAAGCTATCCAAATGAAAAAATTCGTTGAGTATATACCAGGTGAAATTGATGCTGAAGATTTAGGTGGAGATGATGGTATGGATGATGGTATGGGTGATGAACCTAATGTAGAAGATATTTCAAAAGATAAAACTACAGAACCAGCAAAGCAAAAAGTAGAAATTTAAATGGTGAAAGCAGGTATAAATTACTTGCTTTCTTTCATTAATAATTGAATTTAGTTCAATTCATAAAGGTAAAAGATGGAAATTAAAAAGAAATTAATTAAAGATAAAAAATCAGCTTTATCTGTACTATTTGGTTTTGATGTATTAACAGAAGTTATGTGTGATACAGAAACAGATGGATTATATGGGGAAGTTAGATTATTACAACTATATCAACCTGAGACTTCAGAATATCAGTATCTATTTGATATGGATTACATTAAATTAGATGATATTAAATCAGAATTTAAGAAACTCTATACTGTTTGGCAGAATGCTAGTTATGATTTTGGTTGTTTGAATTTCGTTACTGATAAGTTTGAAGATACTTTATGGATGGCAAAATATGCTTTACCTAAAGAGAGAAGTTTATCATTAGATATTATCTATAATAAGTTATTTAATGAAGATGCTTATGCAGATATTGATAAAAAAGCTATGCAAAAAGCTTCTTTTGTAAAAGGTGCTAGACTTAGTGATAAACAACTAAGATATGCAGCTTTAGATGTAATTGTATTACATAAGGTTTATAATCGTTTAAAACGCATAAAGATTCGTTCATACGCTCATTATGATTTTAATAATGTCCCGGAGACGATTCCTAATAATAGTGAATTTATCCAGGATATTTTAGCTTATAAGGTTGATAAATTAACATTAGGTCATTTAGTTACTATACAACAGAATGGTTTAGTTGTTCATCAAGAGAGTGTTAGGTCAGAGTATTCTGATGCTATGAAAAAGATGAACGACTTAAAAAATACAGATTATGGGATTAACCTAGGTTCTACTCAACAGGTTAAAGCTTGGTTAGATAGTCATATAGATGGTGGATATTCAGGTAAAACTGATAAAAATGCATTAATTAAACTTATTAACGATGATAATAAAGAGATAGCTAAGTTTGCAGATACAGTATTCAAATTTAGAAGACTCAGATTAAGAATTGGGAATTTATTAAAGTATTTAAATAAATCTATTATGTATACTAGATTTAATCCATATGGGGCTACTACAGGTAGATTCTCAGCTAAAGGTGGAGATGGTTTACCTAACTCTATTAATGCTCAAAATATAACTAGAGATATGCAATATATTTTTAGTCAAGATACTGATGATACAACAGTTATTAAATTAGATTATTCTACTGCAGAATTAATAGCTGGGTGTTGTATTATGCAAGATGAAAACATGAAAAATTATATTTTAGATGGGGTTGATTTACATAAGGTTTCTGCAAAACTAGCTACAGGAATTCCCGTTGAACAATGTACTAAACAAGATAGACAGAAAGGTAAAGCTATTAGTTTCGGATTTATTTTTGGAATGGGATGGCAAACATTTATTGAATATGCGTATGTTAATTATAATGTAGTATTCTCAGAGTCTGAAGCAAAAAAGATTAAAAAGGCGTATGAAAAAGAGTTCCCTAATAATACTAAATATGCTAGAATGAAATGGAATACTTATAAAACAAAACCTAATTATACTCCACAAGGTAGATTAGATTATGCATTCGTTGGTACAAATGCAATTAATTTTGCTACTCAGGGATGTATAGCCGAGACAATTAAATTAGCATTACATTACTTAGTTAAAAGCAATAAATTAGCTTTAAAATACGTATATAATATTGTTCATGATTCTATGGAATTAAGAGTTCCTAAAGGTGAAGAAGATTTATGGTCTAAATTAGCTCATAATGCTATGATTAAAGGTTGGAAAGAAACTTCAAAACTAGATATGATTCATTTTAAAAATGTACCATTGAAAGTAGAAGCCGAGTATACTTGTAGTATTACAGGTAAGAAAATAGTTAGAGAAACATCAGAATTTTTGGAGATTAAATAATGGAAGAATTTAAAGAAGTAGTAGTAGAGAATTTCGGTAATGTTATAGATGATAATTCGGTAATTAATAAAGGTAAAACTTTAATTATAGATGCTGATTCTATCATTTATACGGCTGCACTTAGTTCACAAATAGAAATGGTTGTAGCTGATAGAAGTGCTTATTCAGATGAAGAATGGGATGAAATTTCATCAAATCCATCATATAATGAAGATGATGGAGTTTATAACGTCTCTAATTTAAATATGGGGATAGAAACAGCATCTGATAAGATTAATAGATTATTAACGATTTCTGGATGTGATAATGTAGAATTAGCTTTTACAGCTGGTAAATGTTTTAGATTTACACTAGGTGACTGTTCATATAAAGATAACAGGAAGAAAATCATTAGACCTGCAGGTTTAGTAGAGATTAAAGATGCAATATCAAATAAATTCAAATCCATAAACTGTGTAAATATTGAGGCTGATGATTATGTTTGTTATAAAGTTAGAACAAACCCACTATATATTTGTTCTGCTATAGATAAAGATGTATTATATAGTAACCCAGGTAAAGTATTAAATTATTATGAAGCTAATTATATAACCAGAAATGGTAATATTGTTAGTAGAAATATTCATTGGGAAACTGTATCAGAGAAACAATCTGATTACTGGCCATTCATTCAATGTTTAGAAGGTGATTCATCAGATAATATAATTGGACCTAAAGGTATAGGACCTAAAACGATGTTAAAATTCTTTGGTGTTACATTAACTAAAGATGAAAAGAAGGAGGTTAAAAAGGTTTCAGACTTATTGAAGTTTATCGATAAATTCCCTGAATTCAATGTTTATAACGCTTGGAATTCTGTGGTGACTGCTTATGAGAGCAAAGGTTTAAGTGAGATGGATGCATTAGCTAATGCTAATTTATTAGCTATGAATCTATATACTGATATTGATTCAAGATATATAGATGATGCATTATTTGTAGATTACGAAAATGATAAAATGGTTATATCATTTGAAACTTATATGGAGGTTAAGTATGGAAGAAATTAAGTCTATACAAAAAGAAAGAGGTAAAGCATACGGGAAATTTATTCACCATGCTAAATGTGTTGACTCTATTATGTCAGAATTAAAAATGATTAATATAGAGGCTAATGATGGGATTTTGAAATGGCCTACAGGATTTGAAACAGCTATTAATTATATGGTAGGTAAATTAGCGAGAATAGCTGTAACTCCTAATCATGAAGATAGTTTAATTGATTTATCTAGTTATGCCGATTTATGGTTAGATATAACAAGAAATACACCTAAGGTAGATTCTAATATAATTGATACAATTAAATTAGCTATACCTGGTACTTTAAAATCTATGGAAGAATATGATTCTATGGCTCATATATTGATTACTAATGGAATTAAAGAGAATCCATTCTATAATGATTTGAGACGATTACTAGGTGAAGAATTTCATAATGTTACAAAGAAAGATTATATTGAATTAGTTAAAAAACTAAATCCTGAATCAATTATAGATATTGGATGTGGTTATGGTAGCTACTCTAATAGTCTAATAGGTATCTGTGATGATATTTATGCAGTAGATAAAATAGAAAGAGAAGATACTAATCTAGTTAAAACAACTAAATTTGAAAGTATTAACTTTCTTAAGTCTAATGACCTAAAGAAATATAATCATGTAAAACTAGGTTTATTAAATGAAGTTTTACATGTTATGAGTGAAAAAGAGATTGTAAATCTTTTGACAAATTTAGAGATTGAAACTCTTCTAATAGGTGAAAATATTGATTCTATGGAAGAGAATTTTAAACTAGGTTTTAGACTAGAGAATCTATCTAATGGGAGATTGTATTCTCTTGACGATATTAAAAGATTGCTTAAGATTTCTAATTATAGATTTATTAGTAATACCATTATAGGTACTAGACAATTTATTCAAGCAAAGAAAATATTAGGCGTAGAAAAATTTAAAGAAATGGAGAAATAAAATGTATTCAGTTAAAAATGTTCATCACGGGTTGGTTAGTAAAGCTTTAAGAACTAGAAATATGATTCTTAGAAATGAAGTAGTAGTGATAAACCCTAACAAAGGTAAATTATGTTTTAAAGCTAATGAAGATTATTTTAAAGCGTTTAAAGAGTGGATTTTCTCAGGTTCTAAAACTAAGTCTTCTAAACTAGAGAAATTTAGTGATAAGAGTAAAGAATATGATGTAGATTTCAATGGTAGAAATATGGCATATGGTCCAAGAATTGCTAAACAGTTAGGTTCAGTATTGGAAAAACTCAGAACAGATAAAGACACTAGACAAGCTTATATCAATATCCTAGAAGGGGATGATAATATAGTTACAGGTTTAAATGAACTAGGTAAAAAAGTAGAATATCCATGTACAATAGGTTATTTATTTTATATAGAAGATGATACGATAAATATGACAACAACTATGAGAAGTAATAATTTATTAGTAGTTTTCCCTTTAGATGTATATTTAAGCATTTCTTTATTAGAATATGTAGCAGATAAATTAGGTATGAGAATGGGAACTTATACTCATATAACTTTGAATGGACATATCTTACCACATGAAAAAGATAGAGCTGAAAAGTTTTTAAACGATTTCATTCATGGTTAAGATAAGTAATTGGTTAGAAGAACAGCTAGATTATAAAAGTATGAAAGAACTAGGAGAAGAGCTTAATATCTCTTCTTCTATGATTTCAAGATACTTGAATTATAAGCATATCCCAAGGCTTTCATTAGCTGTAACAGTATTCAAAAAGTTCGATGTAGTATTACATCCATATAGTAAAATTTCATTAATAGAAGAAGGTAAATAAAATGGCATACAATAAAATAGATTTCAAAGAGCAATTAGCAACAAGTAGAAACACAGCATCAGTATTATTACATAACGATAATTTTAATCTTATGAGTGATGATTTAGCTGTTGAGTTAGATTTAGGTAGTGAAAATAGATTAACAGACGAAGTTAGAGCGTTATCAGTAATGAATTATAGAATTGACCAATGGGCTTTTGATAGATTTGGTGAATCTCAAAACATTAGTACACAGGGTTTAAAACTAGGTAGTGAATATTCAGAGATGATGTTAAATCTATCACAAAATACAGAAGAATCTATGGCAATCATTTCTGATGATATAGGAGACCAATTAGTGGTTTTAACTTCTATAGCTAGGTTGTCTGGGGAATATTCATTATTAAATATTTTAACAGGTATTAATGGAATCACTAGAATAGAACAAGAGAATGAAACCAATGATTTATTTTTAATAGGTTTTTACCTAGGTGAAATTCAAGATAATATTATTAAATCAAGAGATTTAACTAGATATATAGCTTCATATGTTTATCACTTAGAGAACTTCGCCAATAATCAAGGTTTAAATGTCTATGAATGTTGGTTAGATGCTTGGTCTGATATTAAGGATAGAAAAGGTAAAGTTAATGCTGAAGGTAATTTTATCAAAGACTCAGATACATCTGGAAGGGAAAATAGATAATGTGGTCATATAACCCGCATCAGATAGAGGGAGCCAAATTGGCACTCTCTATTCTTAGGGATTACGGTATAGTTTATATAGCCTGGAAAGAGAGAACTAGGAAGACAGGAACAGCGTTATTATTATCAGAGAATAGTAAAGCTAAGAAAATATTAGTTGTAACTAAAAAGAAAGCCATACCTGGTTGGAATACTCACTTAAAAAATCTACCTATTACAAAATCATATACAATTATAAACTATGAATCTGTTCATAAAATTAAAGATACATTTGACTTAATTATTTTAGATGAAGCACATCATGCTATTAGCTCTATAGGTAGAACTAGTAAAACTTGGATGAATGTTAAAAAGTATACATTAGGAAAACCTATAGTATATTTATCAGCAACTCCATATTCTGAGCATTTAGGTTTAATCTTTAATCAATTAGCTTTATCATCATATAGCCCATTTAAAGAATATATAAACTTTTATAAATGGTATAATGTATTCGGTATTCCTAAAATGGTTAGAACACCTTATGGGTTAGTTGATTCAAGAACTAAATATAAAGATAAAGAGATATTAGATAAGATACAACATCTATTCATATGGAAGACTAGACAAGAAGTAGGAATTGAACATGAACCAACAGAGAAACTAATTATTATAAAACCTAATGGTGAATATAATAAGCTATTCAAAGGTATCATAGAAGATAATATATTTGAAGATAACTTAGTGCTATTAGATTCAGACTCTAAAAAGAGAATAGTTCATTATCAACTAGAAGGTGGTACAGTTAAACTAGATAACGGTAGCTCATATATAATGGATTCTTTACCTAAAATAGAATATATAAAAAGTAATTATCATGGCAAATCAATAGCTATTATGGCTCATTTTATCCATGAAAGAACATTACTAAGTAATTTATTACCAGAGGCTTTAATTTTGAGTTCTGATGGAGATGCAGAAGGAGTTGATTTACAACATATAGATAAACTAATTATTTATAGTATGAGCTTCAAAACTAGTAAACATCTACAAAGAATGGCAAGACAAGCAAATCACGATAGAAGAGACCCTATAGAGGTTGATATATTAGTTATGGATAAGCCGGCTATAGGTAAATCGATTTATAATACAGTAGCAATTAAGAAAAAGAATTTCGATAAGAATTCTTATGAGGAATTTAATAAGGTATATAGATGAAAGAACAATATTACCAAACAAAAATAATAAACTGGATAAATTCTATAGGTGGTCATGTAGTAAATGGCACCTATAGTAAGTCTGGGGAAGCTGATTTACAGGCCGGGATACCTATAGAATTAGAAAATAAAATTGTTTTAATTCATGTAGCTATAGAGGTAAAAACACCTAAGGATTATAATAGAGTAATGCGTGGGTGTGATAAACATTATAACCTAATTGATAAAAAACCTCTTAAGAAACATGAACCTCTGCAATTAGCTAAGTTAAAACTAATTAATGAAAGAGGTGGTATAGGTGTTATAGCTAGTGATAAGAGTCATGTCATAGCTAAAATAAAAGAGTCGTTCAATTATAATAATTAGATAATTAAAATAATTGGGATTTAATTACATTAATTACAATAATTACCGTTGGTAGGTATATTGAATTTTATATTATCAAATATAAACGAAGTTGTAATTAGAGTAATTTTTGTAATTAGGTGTTCAATTATAATAATTAGATAATTAAAATAATTGAATCACGATAAATAGCCATCTAATAGCTTACCTATAGATTCTGATGATGTTCCTACATGCTGCCCATAAGAACCTTTATTAGATTTAAACCTAGCTATAGAGGCCCATTCCTTACTTAGATTATTCTGAAACTCCTCCTTAGTTATTTTACCTGTTTTAAACTTTTGTAATCCTCTTCTCTCTAATAATTTCATAGCCATTTTATCTTGTAGTTCTTGTGAGAATATAGAATTACCATCTAGTTTCATCGTTTTCATTAGATCTTTTAATGTTGTTCTAGTGATTTGATATTTACCTGCTGCAGATGAATTTAGTTTATTCTTTTTATTCCTCAACATTTTTGTCTGATGAGCTATTAGTTCATTTAAGGTCATAGTACTAACAGGTTTGCTTTTATCATCTGCATAAGCACCATAACCTAATGTTACATCGTACTCACTTTTATAACCATGTTTTACTGCTTTATCAAAACTAGTTCCTTCTCCATTAGCTATTAATTCTAATAAACTATCTTTAGGTTTTTCTACTTTCATATAAGGTTTCCCTTCTACTTCTATTACTTTACTTTTATCATAATTATCAGATTCTACCATTACATAAGGTATATCATCGACTATTATCTGGGTTTGTAAATTCATGTTTTCCTCTGTATTTTCGTTTAATCCATACATAAATCCCTGAGGATTCCCATAGATGGATTTATTTTTATTATTTGAATAATCCATTGGATTTTTAAATAAATCGTCTATCCCAACATCAATCGGTAATTCATAATCTATAACATCTGTCATCATCATTATTCTATTACCTCGTTTATCGCTCTTTCTAAAATATCATTCTTGATACCTTCATCTAAATCTTCAAATGATGCTTTTATCATTCTAAGTTTTTCTGGTGAAGCTAATATCTCACTTAATTCATCTTTCATTCTTAAATCCTTAGCTGTTCTACTAAATGGTATTCTTTTAATCATTCTTTTTAGAATTGATGTATTTAACATAATCATAACCTTACCACCTATAGTAGAACTCATATTATTGTTTATATTTTGGCTATCTTTTCTGATGATTTGTCTTAGTGCATCGTCTGTTCTAAATGTATCTCTCGATAGTTTTATCAATTCACTTAGATTATTTGCTGATTCTGATATAAATCCTTTTGTATTTATACTCTTTTCTAATGTTCTCCATGAAAAATCATCAATATGATTATTGAAAGCATTATCGATTATCCCTAGTTCGAGATGTTCTGTTTCAGACTTACCTACTATATGTGCAATATCTCTAAAAGTTTTATCCCCACTATTTTTATTAGTTTTTATAATCTCCATAGCTCTATTAGCATTTATTTGTTTCGCACCTGGACCACTCTTAGTTATTCTACTTAAAGCATCACCTATTTTAGATTTTAAAACAGAATTCATAACAGCATAATCTTCATTAGCTATATTCCACGCTTTATATAAAACATCGTCGTCTATAGCATCTTCTATAGATAATTTCATATTATTTTTTAATTCTGTTAATTGTCTCAGTTGTTTACCTTTAGCCCTGTTAATCATTGCATTTAAATGTGGCATTCCATCCATTAAATCTGATACAGTTGTAATATGATTTTTCTTATTCTTCATACCTTTCTTATTCTTACCTAGTAATTCTGCTAGCGCAGCCCTATCAGTAGATACATCATTTAATTCTTTACCTAGTTTAAAATATGTTGTATCTATAGAGACCATACCTTTATCAGTATCTATTTTACCTTTAACTAGGTTATAATTACTTTTTATAGTATCAGAAATTTTATTCAGGTTTTTAGAGAATTTTGTAGGGTCGAAATCATTAGCTAGCATAGAATTCATTGTTCTTATTCTATCGGCTTTATTTTTAACAATATTATTACCTAGTTTAATATCATTTATAATTATATCTTCTTTCATTCTAGCGCCATATGTACCAGAATGGTCTATAATAGCTTTTGTTCTGTCTGCAAATTCACTACCTGTAGATTCATTTAATTTAAGCCAATTATCATATATATGGTCTGATTCTGAACGAGTTAAACCTATTTCATTCTCATAATATTCAAATACTTTCTTACTTGCAGGTTTACTTAATTGTATAAAAGCTTCATTTATACCTAAACCTATAGCAGATGAAACACCACCAGCAATTAATGATTCTGATTCTGAACCACCATTACCTCTCTCATTTGCATAACCTAATAAACCACCTATTGTACCTATTGCAACCCTACTAGTTGCTGCAGGTGATGATAATATTTGACCAGCTATATCACCAGCTGTATATGAACTAATAATGTCTTTATCCATTCTAGTCTCATCTATGGCTTTAGTAGTTCTTTGTATATTTGTTATATCAGAAGAATGGGCTTCATCTGATATAACCCCTATTTTATGTAATCCATCAGAGATTAAAGCATTTATACCTAATGAAGCTTTAATCATACCAGCTTGAAAGTCTGAATAGGCCCCAACTTTAGATTTTTTCTCATTTAATAGATTCTTTTCACCTCTATCTTTAAGTAAATCAACTAGTTTTTCATCACCTAAATCTTTTCTAGCTTGTGAATAATCGAACTTTGTATCTTTAGAACTAAGGAAATCTATTATTTGACTAGGGTTAACATTATCCTTTAAGGCTTTATCATAATCAAATCTTTCTGATTCTGATAGTTTAGACTCTTCAAAATCTATTACACCTTTCGTACCTACAGTTTTAAAAAAATCTATAAACCCTCTATCTTTAGAATATCCTGTATGATTCTCTACTTCATTTTTTATTTTCTCATTGAACTCATCATGATTAACTTTACTGCGTCTAACTTCCATAAAGTTATAACCTAATGTTCTTTCAATGTCTTTATCATTGATACCTACACCGAAATTATTTTTATTGGTATTACCAAAAGCATCTTCTATTGTCATTAGTATCCTTCATTAGTATTTTGTGGTAGTTTTAATTCACTACTCTTAGGACTATCCTGGAATTCTTGGCCTTGTTGCTCACCTTGATTAGAAATCATATCAGCTGTTTGTTCTATAATTTCTGTTATTTTCATACTATGTTTAGTTTTCATAGTCTTAACTATTAAGCTAGAGGCTTTCAAATATCCTGCTGGATTATATTGCATTAATTGTGCACCTATGTTACCATTTAGCATAGTCTCTAACATGAGTTGGTTTCTTTCGTCTTCGTCATTATAAGATACAGCTATTATTTTAATATCTGTTTCAAGGAATGATATATCAGTATCTGCATCATTTAATGGAGTTAGTAAGAAATTACCATTGCTATCTTTTAATAATCTACCAGTATCAGGGTCTATTTCTTCATGAAACATAAACTGTCCATTCTCTGGGTTAACTAATGGTTTATTTATCTCTATCCACCTATTAATATCTACCTCATCAGATATTCTAATGATTCTATTAGAGCGATAATATTGTTTAATCATACCTACTAAATCTTTACCTATTAATGTGTATAATAGTTCTAACTTAATATCTATATATTTTAAAGATGATATTGTAGAATTTTGTTGTAATTTAACTTTTCTACCACTATCACTAGCAAATGCTTGACCTAAGAATGAATCATTTACACCTAAAACTCTTTTGATTCTATTAAACCCCTCATCTATAATTCTGTATTGTTGAGCTATATCTCCATTCATATTAAGAATTGTAATATCCTGTGGGTCGTCTATTTCAATTATCGCATTAACTCTAGTAACTGTGTTTTTAAAGTCTTCCCATTCGTCTTCTTTAATAGCTCCTGTTCTAACTATAACTTTATTAGTATTAACCATTAATTGAATTTGCAATAATGCCTGATTAATAGCTCTTTGAGTTTCTATTATATCCTCAAATATTCCAAAGAACTCACTATCAATAGTATCCTGTAATTTTACTACTTGATATGGAAATTTAACTATCTTATGGTTTATTACTGTTTTAGATAATATAGTATCATTACACCAATATACTGAGTATGTTTTCTTTTTATGTTTAATTATAGTTCTAACAACTAGGAAGTTATCAAGGTCACTAATGTTATATGCATGTTCATCACTACCATTCGATATAATAGAATTAGATACTGTAGAATTATGTGGTTGCAGCTTATCAACCTTAGCTTTACCAAACATGTCTTCCATTTCTTCTCTTGATGTCCATTTATATCTATGAATAAATCTAGCATCAGAATAGTCTTCTTGTTTACTCATAGGGTCAAGTCTTATTTCATTAATAGGTACATGTTCTTTAAATATATCATACTCTATTCTTCCTAGTTTATCAGTTTTAATATTACCGAAATCATCTACAGATTTTACAACCCTTAATTCACTTACAGCTAATCCACCTAATAATAAATCTAGTCTTAGTTTTTGGTTTATAGTTCTAATACTAGATTTATAATCTATATGTTTGATTATATCATTCAGTATACTAGCTAATTTAACATCCTCTGGATGGCTTGCATCCACTCTTGTAGTATTTGTAACTGCATCATAATAACCTGAAATTTGTCTAGTAAACAACTTAATAATATTAAATGTTTCAGCAGGTCTACCTTGTTCTAATAGTAATGCCATTTCATCTCTAGTATATTGTTTATTATTAAACATATTTAAAACTAGTTCATATCTTTTTATACTTTTCTCATAAACAGAAGAGGAATAATCAAATGTGCTCTTTAAATTTTCTATTGTTGGTTTCATAATTAACCTCTTATATATTTAGATAAATCTGGTACAGATTCATTATTTTTATTTGGCTTTATTGTATCAGTTTTAATATCATCTATTATACTCGGTTTACCTTGTTGCATAGATTTATTTTTCCATCTATCATATTTCTCTCTTCTTATCAATTGTTCGTAAGGTAAATTAATACCTTCTAAATCTGTTCTATAAGATTCATCTATATAGTTCATAAATGATTTAAGTGATACTAGTGATGATTCTTTAGTAGACCAATCACCTGATGAAATAATACCAGTATAAATTTTTCTTTCCTCATCTGTAACAGCTGCTCCTGACATAAACTTTATATATTCAGCTGTTATAGCTTTTAAGTTTGAATCTAATTTAATCTCTTCTAGTATTCTTTCTTTTTCTTTCTTATTACTTATACCTGTTACGGTGAATAAAGCTTTACCTAGTTTTTGAATAGCATTTCTATCTATATTAGCTTTACTTAATTTATCATATAATGAACTAGTTTGTTTAACTAATGTTAATTTCTTATCTAATTGCTTAACTGTACCAGTTACTGGCGCCTTTCCTTGTATAGCTTTAGCCTTTCTAAGATTTTCATCGTTATATTTAACTTTATCCCTATCGAACAGGTTTATTAAAAAGTCACTAGAACCTTTTATATTTGATTTAGCAATTTCATCTTTTTTACTTTTAATATCTAGTTCTAATTTATCACCTTTTAATTTATCTAGTGTTTTATCTCTATTTTGAGACTCCACTCTACCTTTAGAATATTCTAGGTCATACATAGCTTTTAGAATTTTATAATCTTTTTCTTTAGATGTACCAGATATTTTATTCATTTTTTCCGCATCAGTTAAACTATCATCATCTAATATATCTGAAATAAATGATTGTTTTAATTCACTAATCATCTGGTTACTTTTTATATTAGTAGATTTAAGTTTATTACTATCATCTATTAATTGTCTCTCATCACTAGATTTAACA